TTTTTACTGCAAATTTGAAATATCAAACACTACTTGACAGTGTCCAGGGTCGTGGTCCATGCCTAGCATTTTTGCCGCATGTTTCACTTCCTGAACTAGAGGGCTGTATTGTTACTTGGGACTTCTTTGAAACAATCCATTCACGTAGCTACACACATATTATGAAGAACGTGTATGCTGACCCTGCAGAAGTGTTTGACACTATTCTAGACGACGAAAAGATTATTGCTCGTGCAACAAGTGTTACCAAACATTATGACGAGTTTACTGAAGCAGCTGATGCGTTTAACCACAGAGGCGAAGGTAGCGAGTATGAAGTCAAGAAGAAACTTTATATGGCAATGATGACGGTAAACATTTTAGAAGGCTTGCGCTTCTATGTAAGTTTTGCTTGCACATTTGGCTTTGGCGAACTAAAGCTAATGGAAGGCTCTGCAAAGATTATTAGTCTTATTGCTAGAGACGAAGCACAACACTTGGCACTAAGCACACACGTATTGAAGTTGTGGTCGCAAGGCAAAGACGATCCAGAAATGGCTAAGATTGCAAAAGAATGCCAAGAAGATGTATACGATCTGTGGCGCGAGTGTGTAGAAGAAGAAAAAGATTGGGCAGACTATCTGTTCAAAGACGGTTCTATGATTGGACTCAACAGCACATTGTTACATCAATATGTAGAGTACATTGCTAACCGCAGACTCAAGGCGCTGGGATTCAATGCAATATTTGATCAACCAGTAAACACTAACCCGCTTCCTTGGACTACACACTGGTTAAGTAGCTCTGGCTTGCAGGTGGCACCGCAGGAAACAGAAGTAGAATCTTATATCATTGGCGGCATTAAGCAAGACGTAGACAAGGATTCATTGAAAGGCTTTTCATTATGATTGAAATTTACGGTAAGCCAGCATGTCCAAGTTGTACAAAAGCAAAAGCATTTTGCGAAAAGTATAATCTAAAATTTCAATACTATACATTGGACACAGATTTTACTCGTGAAGAATTGTTTGAACAGTTTCCTACAGCACGTACATTCCCGCAAATTAAGATAAGCGGAACAAGTGTAGGCGGCTACGAACAAATGATAGAATACATTGATAACACCGGATATAACGGAACAGGATATAGTTTATGATAATTGAAACACCGTATAAAACAGGAGACACCGTGTCTCTAAAATTAAGCTCAGGCGAAGAAATTGTTGCACGATTAGAAGATGAAACTGCAACACAGTTTATTCTAAAAAAGCCTATGGTATTAATTATGCAACAACAAGGTATGGGACTAGCACCATTTATGTTTAGTGTCTCGCCTGATGCAAAGTTTTCTATTTTAGCAACAACAGTAACTTGCGTTGCTAAAACAGAAGGTGAAATTGCAAAACAATACACTTCAACAACCAGTGGCATTCAATTGGCATAACCCTCTCAGATAAATATATTAGTATAAAACGAGGAGTTCCGTATGTCTGCTGAGGTTTGCAATGCCAGTTAGTATACCATTAATTTTAGAAACTACAACGCTTGCTATTGATTCTTGCGACACCATGAATCTTGACACTGGTGATATATCAAATACAGGAAAAAGCACGGCTGCCCAAACAAACCTTGATTCAAAAATTGCACAAACTAACGCAATTGAAGCAAGTAGTGAAACCTTCAAAACTTTAGGTGACCTTACACAATTAATTATACCAATTAAAAGTGAGTTTGTAGATATTGTAGCAAGAGTAAATGCAAAACTTCGTCCCTATGAAGAAAAAGTACAAAGAGCACAAGATGAATTTGCACAAATAACAGATTCAGAAAATTGGTATGCTACTAACATTCCTCTAGAAGAAGCTGAAAGAGACGCGGCTATTGTCGTCCGCGATGACGCACAAGCTGCATTAGATGCATTAGATTCAGAATCTCCAACCTATGCAACTGACGCTGCTGTTCAAAATAATATTATAGGAAATGCAACCTCAAATATTGTTACAGCCCAAATCAACCTAGATAATTATGCTAATGAAGTTGTTGATCTCGCAAACAATAGGGCAGAATGGCAAACTTTTAATGATTATCATCAAGCTGTAATAGATGATATTATAAGCACCTTTAATACTATTATGGCGCCTGTTAGGTCTGCGTTCAGAGCCGCAAAAACAGCAATTACAACATCAAATGGTTATATTACTAGTAGTAAGTCAATGATGTTAGACAACGCTGCTTTAATTGCAAAAACGCTAGCAAAAACAGCCAGTGCTGCTGTTACACAGGCAATTGGCGATATTGCAGAAAATTCAAATATTATGGCTCCAGTAGACTCACCAGCTGATCTAGGTGGTGGCGGCGTCGATTTAACAGGCTGGCCAAGTTTCCGTGGAGCAAAAGATACTCAACAATTTTTAGGACCAGTATGGGACGGAGTAACAGTTCCTGCTCATGTCGAAATTAGAAAAACACAGATTGCCCTTGTCTCTTATAATGAGGCTGGCCAATTTAGTGTGATGCAGCATGGACCTACCGTATCACACATTTACCAACCGCCATATCCAAATATACAAGAATTAGTACCAGGTTACATTGCAGCCAGCATGAGGTGGCTTCCCCAGGCCGTAGATGGAAAAATACATTCGTACCCTATAGTGTTAAGCAACAAGTTTATCCTTGGTAACGAAGTGTTTGATCAAGCATATAATTCGCCAGGCGGCGGGCCGGTAAACCGCGGACACCGTAATCTCCATTGGTATAGTTGGCTCCCAGGTGGTGAACCAATGAAAGATGTAAACGGCATGCCAGTTGTGATTAGTCAAGCAGAAGGACCTATTAATTCTATCTATCAACTTTATTCGGTGACAGACCGCGAAGAGGGCGAAGAACGTTTTATTGATACTAACCCCCAATTAAATCGCGGCAAAATAGTAATTCCTATAGTTAATCAAACAATGTTTCTCAACACTGTTACAGTTCCTATGGCGTTAGGTGATGCACTTATTACTGTTGGAATAGGTCGGACAAATATTAAAGGTAGAGCACCCACAGCTCAAGAATTAACAGTAATTGACGTAGAAGCCTTTGAGGGTACTCGCAATATCAAAAAACAATTGCCCTCAGGTTTCATTCAGAGAAAATCAAATTACACAAATTTTACGGATAGACCTGACAGAATTAAATCTTTTGATGATTATATATCTTCAAATAAAGTTACACTTGAGCCACCACCACTAACCACCGGCGGTGACACCGGCGGCGGAATTGAAAATCCAAAAAGTTTTAAGAATCAACGACAGCTAAGAGGAGCCGACGCTGCAGGTTCTTTTACAAATCTAATATTTGATGTTCAGTTAGGAGCATTCGAATTAACAGAAGATCCAAAGTATCTATCTGCTGATTATATTTTTAATAAGAAATTTACAATGGTGCGTGTGGCTACTCAAGAGCTTGAACAATTTTTTAGAAACGGAGCCGATGCAGCATCATGGTCTAGAAGCACTACAGACTTCTTTTTGAAGTACGTGCAAATATTTGACCCTAGAATGAAAGGCAACAGTTATTTCGCACCGGGTCGCGAAAACGGAAAGGAGATTGAGTATAAATTTCGCAACCTCGATGGCGTTGTTTATCAAGATGGGGAAATAATTAAACAAGGTGACACATTTACTTCCAACGGCGTCAGATATACTAGACTTTTGATATATCATCTCCAAGACCAAGGATATCCCAATTCGCACAACACCATAGCAATAGATGAATCATTTGGACCTATAAAAATTTATGATCCTGAGGACTCTTATTTTGGTTATGTAGATGCAAGCGATGTAGAAAACATAGAATATCTGCCATGGAAAGCTGCCCAAAATTTTGGATTTTGGGGCGCTTACGCAGCAATCAAAGACGATAGTATTTTTATATCACAAGCGTCAAATATTAGTGTAGCAAACGATTATCATCACGACTATTTAAAACCAGAAAGACTTCAATATGTAAAATTTGCAGGTCAGCCAGCTTATAGACTGTTTTTTGAACGCAATAGCAATAATAATAACGGCACATTCAGCGGCACATTTAATTCGACTACAGGACTTGTTATTGCGCAAGAAAAAACAGCAGAAGAACAAGCTCAGGACGAAGCAAACGAAAACGCCGCAGGGGCATTAGGGCAGGAACCATTTATAGCAACTGACAGTGTTCTTACATATGATACAGCTGAAAGGGCAACAGCAGACTTCCTCGCTGGCATTTATACAAATGAAAGACTCATACGTGTAAACAATTTTAGAAGAAGTGAAGAAGTGGGTCTAGGAGAATTGTTTATTGTCAAATCGCCGGATTGGATTCCTGTTAACGAATGGGAAGAAAACTGGCGAAAAGAGACTGGCGGTCCTGTAGATGTTGAAGAGTATTATAATGTAATAAACAATGTAACAGGTTTAAGACCTGAACCTCTTGATATTGAATCTGCAAAACCAAGTATGCCTGCCTTTGAAAAACCGTCTACATCTAAAACAATAACATTAGGAGATAGAACTCTTGACTTAGGCCCTATGCATCCCTTCACAGACTTAATTGGCGGAGCAGATGCATATGAAAGAGCAACTAAAGCTCATTTTGAAGACATAACACCTTTTGTACAAGTTGTAGAAAATAGTCGAGGCGTTGCTACACAAGCTCTCGCCGGCCTAGGCGGATTTGATGAAGAAAAGGTAAATGCAAAAAAACTTGCAGAAGCTGTTTTTGAAGACGTTAAAAAAATAGTAAATGCGGCAGAAGATGAAAAAGATAAAGCTAAATTTGATTTTGCAACAGTTACAGAAAATTTAACAAGTGTTGCTGCAACAACAACAGCATTATCTGTTAAGTCTGCTGCAGAAGCAGGTACGTCTCTAATGAGCAATGCTCGAACATCTACAGTCTCTTCATCCTCTACAGCATTTCCACAGAACGAACAATTGATTGCAAGAGTAGAGCCTCCTATTTTATCAGAGCCTTATGACATAACAAGAGGCGGAAGGATACCTAGCTAATGGCTAAACCTAGTGCAAGAATAGACGATAAAACAGATGGTACTTGTTATCATCCATCTCATGATACACCAATACAAACTAAAGGAAGAATAATTACAGGCAGTCCTGATACTGAAATAAATGGTAAACTTGTGGCTAGAGTAGGCGATTGTGTAGAAACTGATTGCGGCCATAAAGATTATATTATTACAGGCAGCGGCACAGTTGAAGTAAACGGAAAACTAGAAGCAAGAGTAGACGATCAAGTAGGACGCGACGGAATATATAAGGCAAGAATCATAATAGGCTCAGACGATACAGAACATAATGAATAAAGTGGTTGACAAACACTTTATTTGATTGTACAATAAGATATAAATTAGTAATATAGGCACAAGAGGCAGTATGAAGAAATATCACAATAAAGTAATTTTGACAGACGTAGACGGAGTTCTGTTAAACTGGGAATACGCTTTTACATGTTGGATGGAACAACATGGACACACACAAAGCGAAGATGCAAATCTGCAATACGACATTGCAAAACGATTTGATTTAGATTCAAAAAATATAGGACATAAATTAGTAAAGCAGTTCAATGAAAGTGCCGCAATGGGATTTTTACCTGCTCTACGAGACAGTATGTATTATGTTAAGCGTCTACACGAAGAACATGGTTTTGTTTTCCGTTGTATTACAAGCATGAGTACAGATGAAAATGCTTATAAACTACGGTTAATGAACCTTCAAAAGTTGTTTGGCGAAACAGCTATTGATGATTTAGTTTGTCTAGATACTGGTGCAGACAAAGATGATGCGCTAGCACCATATAAAGATTCAGGACTGTATTGGATCGAAGATAAACTAACAAACGCAGTTTGTGGACTAGATTTAGGTCTTACTGCAATTCTAATTGAGCATGGATACAATATGCACGATGATATTCCAGAAGGTATGACTAAGGTAGTCGGCTGGAAAGAACTTTATAATCACATTATAGGAGAATAAAATTATGAGTGATCAAACACAACATGAACAAATTGTTCAAGCATTTAACAACTATCTAAAAGAACACGAAGCATGGGAAACCAAAAATGTTAAGGCAGCGGCAACTCGAGCTCGCGGCGCACTTGGTGATCTTGGCAAACTTACAAAAGAGCGCCGCAAAGAAATTCAAGAACGCAAGAACGCAATGTAATGGCTGGACAACGGCGCTGGCTTAAATTATGGGCTAGAACTGTTGGAATGCCAATTGGTATTACAGATGACGACAAGCCAGAGTTTTTGCCTATCAGACAAAAAGATGTTAGGCGAGCTTTGGCTTTTCGCACCTTTTGGATTACATTACATGTAATAACTTGCCTTATGATTATCGCAGGCAATGCAAAAACCTTAGGTTTATTTTAGACCTAAGTTTACGCTAACATCCTACTACCAATGTAAATACTATTACAGCAGGGAGAGTCCAATGTGTTCACCGTTTGTAAGAAAAGAAGCCAACAGACTTTTTTGGTTAGTTAAAGGTCACCTAATCCCCATATCAGAGCCAGACGATATTGTAGAAGGTTATTACGAAAGTTATTTCAAACGTTTGTGGAATAATGAATCTGGATGCTTAGATCAGTATGAACGTGGATTTGAGCAAGCATGGAAAGCCCGTGAAGCAGAAATGTATGCTATGGATATCCAAAAAGTAGCAGTGCTAGGCGGACATTACGATTAAAGGTTGACACGTATAAGGTTTGGCTGTATAATTTAATATAAATTAAGGAGTTAAATTCGTGTTACCTAAGTTATTAGTTGTCGGTCATGGACGCCATGGCAAAGATACTGTTTGCGAAATGCTCGAGCAGTATGGATATAAATTCCAGTCTAGTTCTAAGTTTTGTTCAGAGCTTTTTATCTTTAACGATTTAAAAGATCAGTACGGCTATGCTAACGAAGACGAGTGCTACAACGATAGACATAATCATCGCACTGAATGGTACAATATGATACACGATTATTGTAAAGATGATTTAGCAAAGTTGGGACGTAATCTATTTGCAGCACACGATATTTACTGTGGATTACGCAACCGGCGAGAATTCTTTGCAATGCAAAATGAGCAATTATTTGATTGTGCTATTTGGGTAGATCGGTGTGATCACTTGCCCAAAGAAGATCCTAGCTCAATGAGTATTGAACAATGGATGTGTAATTATACTATTGATAATAATGGCGATTTACAAAGACTAGAAAAGAATGTGGATATTCTTATTAATACTATATTTAAAAGTCAGGGGTTAAATCTCCCTGTTTCCAACGAACGCCTTCTTTTTGCATAGTTCGTTGACAGTTAGCGCATATTGTTTTTAAGTTAGTAGGACGACAATTGTTTAAATCACTGTCAATATGGTACACATTAAACTGTTCTTCGTGTTTCGATTTAAAACCACATTTTTCGCAGGTGTTTCTTTTCTCATATCCTCGTTGTTTCCATTTAGGAACTCCGTGATTAAGTCCGTTGTGCAAACAACTACCACATAGACTACGGTAAAACGTTTTACCATCTTTTTTGTAATTTATTGCTGCAGGTTTTTGTCCGCACTTGCATAAAGGTCTCATATTGTATTTAGCTCACCTTTTTGGTACCTTTTTTATAGGTATTAGCTAGGTGTTTTAGTTCGAATATAATAAATACTGTATAGAGAAGACTAACATCCAATAGGAGAAAAACATGGCATTAGTATCACCAGGCGTAGAAGTCAATGTAATTGACGAATCATTCTACACTCCAGCAGCGGCTGGAACAGTACCTATGATCTTTGTTGCTTCAGCTAGTAATAAAACTAGAAGTAGCGGCACAGGAACAGCAGCAGGTACAACAAAAGCAAATGCAGGTAAACCATATCTAATCACTAGCCAGCGTGAGCTTGGTGAAACATTTGGCGATCCTTTATTTTATAGCGATGCAAACAACAATATGATCCACGGCGGAGAGCTTAACGAGTACGGCCTACAAGCTGCTTACTCTGCACTAGGCGTTTCAAATCGTGTATATGTTGTAAGAGCTGACCTAGACACATCAGAATTAACAGCAAGTGCAACAGCACCAGGCGGCGAACCATTAAACGGCGCTTATTGGTTTGACACTTCAACAAGTAATTACGGCATCCTACAATGGAACAGTGCAGCTATTACTACAGCTGGCGGACAATCATTTACAGCACAGACACCTAGAGTGCTTACAGAAACTACTGACCTAGTTGGCAACATCGCAGGCGGATTTCCTAAAACATCAATTGGAGCAATTGGTGATTATGCAGTCGATGCGAATGATACAATGAATCGAGTTTACTACAAATCAGCAGGCAATTCAGGAGCAGGTATTGCAGCAGGTGCTTGGGTAGAAGTAGGCGGTAATGCTTGGAAAAACAGTCATGCAACTCTTACTTCTGCAAAACTGCCAGATACAGCACTTACATTAGGCGACACTCTTACTATTAATGGCTCAAATACATCACCAACAACTGGTACAGCAATGTCCGATGTAGTTACTGGTATTAATGATGCTGCCATCCAAGGAATTAGCGCAGCATTAGCACCAGGTGGCACACAGATACAAATTTTTGTAGACGGTACAGCATTGTCAGATGGCGCAGTAGTTGATGGTAAAATTGATATTGCAGCAGGCACAGGTAGTCTGCTAACTGATTTGGCGATAACTGCTGGTGAGTATAGTTCACCTAGACTAGCTACTGCACCACATACCAGTGTTCCAGAGTTTAAATCAGGCGATACATCACCTGCACCAACAGGAAGTATTTGGATTAAAACAACTACTCCAAATGGTGGAGCAAATTTAAGCCTCAAAGAATACAATACAGCTACACAATTATGGTCACCTATAACAACACCAATTTATACTACACCAGAAGGTGCAATAAACGGTCTTGACAAAACAGGTGGCGGAGCAAACTTAAAAATCGGTGCGTTGTATGCAAAAGTAAACGTAGATGAGCTTGGCAATCCAATTGCAAACTATAAGGTTTACACAAGAGCAGTATCAGGTGCAACTAGCATTACTGGTTCAGTAATTGGAGCAACTGGTGTTGCAGCACTTACTTACACGTTTACAATTAGCGAATCAAAAGCTAATACAGCAGCAATGACAACAGCAACTTCAGTAAGTGTAACAACAACTGGCGCAGCCACTGACGCAGAATTACTAGCAACAGCTATTAACGCCAAAGGGTTTGTTAATGTTGTAGCACTAGTAGATGCACAAAATAGAGTTGTAATTCAGCACAAATTAGGTGGTGAAATTGATTTTGTTGACACATCCAGCGGCCTTGCAGGTTTTGGTTTTTCATCAGCAAACACAGCTAACTTATATGCTGGTCCAGATGCATCAAACAATCCATTAGCATTAGTAGCTTCAAACTGGAAGCCACTAGTTTATACATCATCAGGCAACGAACCGTTAAATCTTACTGCACAAGGGCAACTATGGTATAATAGTGTTGTTGACGAAGTTGACATCCTAGTACACAATGGCGAAGCATTTGTTGGTTTAAATTATGACGGAGCGACAGGATTATCAAACGTAGCAAGTCCATACAGTGGCACCAACGCAGAAGGTCCAATTGTAAGTGCAACTGCTCCAACTACACAAACTGATGTTTCTAAAAGCGCATTAGTTAATGGTGATATTTGGGTTAGTACAGCAGATGTTGAAAACTATCCGGCAATCTACAGATGGAATACAGCATTATCACCATCAGCCTGGGTACTACTTGATAAAGCAGACCAAACTACTGAAAATGGTGTACTATTTGCAGACGCACGTCAAGGCAATGACGGCGGAACAGCAGACGATGCTCCGACTTCAACTATTGCAGAAATGCTAGTAAGTGATTATGTTGATACAGATTCACCAGATCCTTCACTATATCCAAAAGGTATGTTGTTATGGAATCTACGCAAAAGCGGATTTAACGTTAAGCGTTTTGAACGTAACTATGTAGACACAGCAGCTAAAAATGTTCGTCAAGGCGGCGTTGACGCAGGTGCTTCTATGTCAGCTTACTACCCACATCGTTGGGTTACTGATTCAGGTAACCAAGCAGACGGTTCAGGTAGCTTTGGACGCCATGCACAGCGTAAGAGTGTTGTACAAGCACTACAAGCAACTGTTAACAGCAACCAAGATATTCGTGACGAAGAAAGTCGTCAGTTTAACTTAATTGCAACTCCAGGTTATCCAGAGCTAATCGGTGAAATGATCACACTAAACTATGACAGACGCTTAACAGGGTTTGTTGTTGGTGATACACCATTCCGCTTAACACCAGATGCAACTTCATTGAATGAATGGGCAACTAACGTTAAACTAGCATTAGAAGATAACGATGACGGTGCAGTTAGTTTTGACGAATACATGGCTATGTATTATGGTTCAGGATTTACAAGTGACAACGCAGGAAACAACATTGTTGTTCCACCAAGTCATATGGCACTACGCACTATCATACTAAACGATCAGGTTGCGTTCCCTTGGTTTGCTCCAGCAGGCACAAGACGTGGCGGTGTAAGCAATGCTACAAGTTCAGGCTATATCAATAGCGAAGGCGAATTTGTAAGTGTAGCACTAAACACTGGACAGCGCGATACACTTTACTCAAATGCAATTAACCCAATTACATTTATTAGTGGCGCAGGACTTGTTGTATTTGGACAAAAGACTCGTGCAAGAAATGCAAGTGCATTGGATAGAGTTAACGTAGCACGTTTAACTGTTTACTTACGTGGACAGCTAGAGCTACTAGCAAAACCATACTTGTTTGAGCCAAATGACAAGATCACAAGAGATCAAGTTAAATCAGCAGCAGATGCATTGTTACTGGAACTAGTAGCGTTACGTGCATTGTACGATTTCTTAGTAGTGTGTGATGAATCAAACAACACACCAGCTAGAATTGATAGAAACGAGCTATACCTAGATATTGCTATTGAACCAGTTAAGGCGATTGAATTTATTTACATTCCGCTAAGACTTAAAAACACAGGTGAAATTGCAGCACTAGGTTAATATGCGCAGTTAATGAGTGGATGAAATACTCCACTCATTTAAGCATAAATACTGTATAGGAGATACATAATGCCAATCACAACATTACAAAATATTAGTGTACCTACAGAGGGTGCTGGATCTAACTCGTCATTATTGATGCCTAAGTTACAGTATCGCTTTAGAGTATTACTAGACAACTTTGGTACTACTGGAGGTCCAGATGGTACTAGAGAAATTTCAAGACAAGTAGTAGACGTAACTCGTCCAAACGTTAGTTTTGAACAAATGACCATTGATGCTTATAACTCAAGAACATATCTTGCAGGTAAACATACATGGGAACCAATTACACTTACACTACGCGAAGATGCAAACAACAATGTACAAAAAGTTGTTGGACAGCAGCTACAAAAGCAGTTCGATTTCTTCGAACAGTCAAGCGCAGTATCAAGTGGTACATACAAATTCCAAACTAGCATCGAAGTATTAGATGGTGGTAACGGCGCTAATGGAGCGGCAGTAATTGATCGTTTCCGTTTAGTAGGTTGCTACATTGAATCAGCTAACTACAACACGCTAGCATATGCAACAAACGAAGCAGTAACAACATCATTAACTATACGTTATGATAATGCTATACAGTTTGGCGCAGACGAATCATTCGAAGGTATCGGCGAAGCAGTTACAAGAGCAGTAGCAGCAGGCATCGGCGGAACAACCGTTACTGGCTAATAATTTTAGTTAGGATTGGTTTTTATTTAAAGCGAAGATTGTTAATTCAGTCTTCGCTTTTTTAATATACGCATAAAATTCACAAGGATAAATATTAGTATGAGTTTAAAAGATGCATTCCTATTTAATTTACAGTCAGAAACACATTTGCGAGATGCTCGTCACGCAAATCAAATCTACACCCAAAGCAATTTTGCATTTGCTCCTAAGACCAAATACATGTATCATGTTAGGTTTGAGCCTAACGAAGAAGTTGGTAATAGTGCAACATCAAATGTATTTAAGTTCCAAAAAGAACTAGGAGTATTTGTTAAAAGTGCAGACTTGCCTAGTTTTAGAGCAAGTGTAGAAAACAAACAACAATACAATCGTAAGAAAAATGTACAAACAAGAATTGATTATCAAGACTGTAGAATTACATTTCATGATGACAATACTGGTATTACTAGAGCGTTATTTGAAGAATATTATAGATACTATTTTACCGATGCCAATCAAAATATATCAGGCAAGGATGCAGCATATATAGCTCGAGACAAATATTTTGGCAAAGTGCCTTCATATGGTTTAGATAATCAAAAAACAAACCCTTTTTTTAAATATATCACAATATATCAACTAGCCCGAAGAGAATGGGTCGCTTATACATTAGTTAATCCTTTATTAACTGCATGGGACCATGGCAGTGTTGACAGTGGCGCAACAGATTTTAACGAAAACACAATGAGTGTCGCTTATGAAGCTGTACAATACACTAGTGGAAATGTTGCTAGCGATACACCTGTTGGACTAGCTGATGCAAGTATAGGATACGATGTAGAACCAAGTCCGTTAGGATATTTAGACAATGCAATGATACCAGGAAACGATGGCGGCAAGGGGTTAATTCCTGCACTTCTTGGATTAGGAACTTCAGCTCTTTTAAACAAAGCATTTGGCAATACTAACGGTAGAAGCAAAAACATTCTTAAAGAAGTTGCAACAGGCGTTATTGGAGGAGTAATAACTAACGTATTATCTCAAAACAAACTTCCAGTACCTGATCCGCAAAACCAACAATCACCAAGTGTCCTAGAATCAAATAATTCTAGAAATTTAAATAGTCAACAAATTGTAGTACAATTAGAAAATCCAGCAGTTGCGAATGTAGTAGTACCTGCTTTAGTTAATAGTGGCGCATTGCCTAACGTTGACATTAATACATTTAATAATTCGTCTGCGTCTCAAAAAGCAGCATACCAAACACAAATGACAGATTCAATAGCTGCCGGCAACCAAAAATTAACACAAGTTGCATCAAATGCAATCAATGGATTATAAGGAATTAATCAATGGCTAATACCGAATTAACACCAGAGTACTTTAATACTTTTTATGATGTAGAAACAAATTTTAATTCATCAGAGCTTGATGCTGTAATTGGATATTTTCTTAAGAGAGGCTTTGGCGAAGTTAGTGCTATTAACACAGCAAGTGTTTTGTTGTTACAAGCAAAAGTTGACGAGTTAAATGTACAAGAATTAATCGATACACTTAAAGGTGTATCTGATGTGCAATTAAGTCTTATTGTTGCTCAAATACTTAATTTAAATAGAAATAAAACTAGTGTATTAGGTTTTAGAGACGCCGCTGATCAATCACAACTGTTTGACCAAAGAAATGTTGTAATATGATATGTCACGATTTGCACAAGGTAAATTCAATCTAAAAAATCCAAAAAAATATATAGGAACCAAAACTCCTACATATCGCAGCGGTTGGGAATTTACCTTTATGAAGTTCTGCGACGAACATCCAGCAATAGAACAATGGGCAAGTGAAGCAGTGCGTATTCCTTATCGTAATCCACTAACAGGCAAACAAACTGTATACGTACCTGATTTCTTTATTTCTTATGCCGACAAAAGTACTAAAAAACGTGTAGAACTTATCGAAGTAAAGCCTGCTAATCAAGCAATTAAAGAAAGACTAGGTAAATCAAAACACAATCAAGCACACTGGATTGTTAATCAAGCCAAGTGGGAAGCTGCAAGAGCATGGTGCAAACAAAAAGGCATAGTATTCCGTATTGTTACTGAAGATGATATTTTTCACACAGGACGTAAAAGATAAATAATAGTAGCATATAATGGAAAGTTTAAATGACTAAAAAACTAGAAGACCTACTAAATTTACCTGATTCCAAAGAAATCATAGAACAAGCTGAAGATCAAGAAGCTGAGCAAACAAAATATGAAATTGCTCAAGCAGAAACATTTCGTGACATAGAAGAGTTTGACAAAATTGCTAGTGCATTGCCTGCTATAAAAGGCTTGGGCAAAATGGCTGATGACGAGCTTAATGTAATTGCTGACAAAGCAATGCAAGCATATGATGATCTAATGGATTTAGGCATGAATGTTGAAAGTCGTTACAGTGGCAGAGTTTTTGAAACTGCTGGCGGATTGCTTAAAACTAGTTTAGATGCTAAAGTTGCTAAACTTAATAATAAATTAAAAGTAGTTGAGCTACAACTTAAAAAGCAAAAGATGGACAACGATAGTACAGGACCTAATGATGGCGATATTGTTAATGGCGCTGGCTATGTAGTCACAGATCGAAACAGTCTTTTAGAGAAGCTTAAAGGATTAGACAAAAACGGTGAAACTTAATGCTTATATATGGTTCATATGCAATCCAGCACTGGTTTAACGATTATTACAAAGATCCAACAGACATAGATATAGCAATCTATGATAAAAAGCTATACAATCAAAATTTAATAGATGAATTAAAAAAAACATCTTTGCCCATTGAGATTACAGATTCTTCAGAAGCA